TCAACTGCTCCTGGGCGCCGACATCGATGACAAAGGTGCGTGGCGGCACGAGATGGCCGGAGGCGATCAGCTCGCCCAGCGTGATTTGATCCGCGACGTTGCTGAAAACCTCCCGCAGTCCCTTGCCGTCACTGCGGACAGGCGTCGCCGTCACCCCGAAGATCTGGGCGTGCGGGTTCTTGTCCAGCACCCGGTCGATCACACGGCGGTAAGACGCCGAGGCGGCGTGGTGCGCCTCATCGATCACCAGCAGATCGAGCGTTGGTATCGCGGCGAGATGGTTGTCGCGTGACAGCGTTTGCACCATCGCGAACGTGGCACGCCCGGACCAGGATTTGTCCTTGGCGTCGAACACGGAGGTGCTGACGCCCGGATTCACCCGTGCGAATTTGGTCAGGTTCTGGCCGGTCAGCTCATCACGGTGGGCGAGGATGCAGGCTTTGGCATCTGGGTCGGCCAACAGGCTGCCGGCCACCGCCGACAGCATGATGGTCTTGCCTGACCCGGTAGGGCCAACAGAAAGGGTGTTGCCGTGCTGAGCGAGCGCCGCCAGGGAGCGCTCGACCAGCAGGGCTTGGCGGGGGCGGAGCATCATGGCGGCGTCCCCCTTACTGTGCCCAGCTCGGGCGACCCGGCACGGAGGCACGGCCCGTGGCCTGGGCATACGCGTTCGACCCGTTTGCGGGTGCTGGCGCTTTCGCCGCTCCCTGCGCGCCACCCATGAGGGCGGCGTAGTCCTTGTGGTCGGGCGTGATCGCGGCCTTGATCACGCTCTTGTCCTGGCCGTTCTGGTCTTTGTCCCAGTCGACCTTGCCGAGAAACTCGATGCCATCGAGATCGGCAAACCCGCTGATGCGTCGCGCGTTCTGCGCGGCAGGAGTGTTGTCACCGGGATGAACGCCGCGCGCCGAGTTAAGGATCGCCTTGACGAAGGTGCGGCCCATGTTGGCCCACTCAGGGCCCTTGGGGCTGTGCAGACCGATCAGCGACCACATCTTGCGGCGGGCGAAGTCACCCTCCATCACGACGAACTCGCAGTTCAGGTACACCGAGCCGGTGTTGTCGTTGCGGGTGGCGTAGCCGCCGGTCCATCCCTGCGACGGATCATCGAAGCCACCCGGCTTGATGGTCATGCGGACACGCACCAGCGTGCCCTTGGGAATCAGTTCGAAAGAGGTCTGTTCGGAAGCGGAATTGAAATCGAAGTAGGTCATGATCAGGACTCCTGAGTCGAAGTGGATTCGGGGATGGCAGCGGGCGCGGGGCGCGCGAAATCGAGGCGTTCGGTAGCGGGCCTGGCCGGGCCGGCGATCTTTTCCATGAGGCGGCCGAGGTGCGGCTCCTCGATCGGATCGAGCCGCCCGGAGCGGTCCTTGGCGGGGTAGCCCCATGCGTTCAGCGTGTGGCATACGAAGGCGCGATAACTGGCGCCGTCATCGGCCTTCAGCTCGGCCAAGGTGACGACCTCATCGACGATGCCGGGCAGTTCCAGGCCGGTCTTGGAACCGTCGATCTGCAGGGAGAACACGCGGCGATTGAAATCGTCGAGGCGCTCGTCGAGGATGCCGACGAACCAGACGTTCTTGCCGCGCGTGTGCTGCAAGTGGGTCAGCCAGGCGATCATTTCCTGGCCCATCAGTCCGTAGGCACCCCGGCTGTCGGGTTTGCCCGTCTTCTCGGAGTAGGCCTGTGGCTGACCCTTGCACCATTGCAGGCACAGGCGACCGGCCACGGTGATGGAGTCTACGAACACGGTGTCGTACTTGTTCAGCACGGCTGGATCGCCGAAGCGCGCACACACGGCATCGAAGTGGGCCTGGCTGAACGGCTGGTCGTCGCGCAGCGCCGGGTTCGGTCCGCCGATGTACACCGCGAAGTCACGACACTCCTGCCAGGTGCGCGGACGGATCGTGTCGCCCGCCCAGCCCTCGACGGCCAGGTCCCCGGCCTCGAGATCGAAGAACAGCGTGGCACTGGGTTTCAGCGTCCAGAGCTGAGACGTCTTGCCGATGCCGCTCTTGCCAACGAGCACACCTTTCACGCCACGGCGCTCGGCCAAGCGCTGGTCTGCAGTAATGATGGGGAGGCTCATTTGCCGGCCTCCTCGGTGCTGATGTTGGCGAACGCGTCCGCGACGGTGGTCACGCCGAGTGCGCCACGCTTGCGGGCCATTTCGTACAGGTCGCGCAGACCGCTCAGACGGCGATGAATCAGACGGGACTCCGACTCCATGCCCTGGATCGCAAATGCCAGGTCATCGATGGTGGCGTCTTCGAGGCGACGCACGACTTCGTCGGGGCGATTGCCGTCCAGCGCCGGGATGCGGATGTTGTCCGGCAGATCCCGGAGATACATTTCCGGCTGCTTGCGCAGCAGTTCGAGTAGCGTAGGTTTGGTTTTCATGGCGATTACTCCTGAAGCAGAGCGAGACGAAAGCCCGGCTTGCCGGTCTTGAGGGTGCGTGCCGGGGCGAAGGCACTCTTGAGCGACTCGGGCCACGCGTTGAACTTGGTTTCCGAGATCCGATAGCTGATCTCCACGTACTCGGATGGGTCGTCACCGTTGGCGGCGATGCGCTGGGTGATCTCGGCGAGCCGCTTCTGATCCCAGTCGACTTTCTTGGGCAGATCGGCGGTGATGCGGACGTGCCCGTCGTCGAAATGGACGACGCCGGTGTCCTTGCCTGCTGCCAGGCGGAGGTCGTGGGCCCGGTCGGCATACTTGAGGTCCAGTGCGCGATCAACGTGCTCGACGATCGCCTTGGCAGCAGCTAGAAGATCAGCAGCGTCGTTCTTGAGCTGGAACAGCGACTCGCTGCCAAGGGCGGCGAGCTCGCCGGCTGGGGTGGACAGGACTTCGTCAGGGGAGATGCGGTTCACAGTGCACCTCCCGCATTGACGCGCTCGGAGGTGCTCTTGCGCAGGCTCTCGGCCTCGTAGGCTTCGATGTCCTCGATGCGATACGCGACGCGGCCTTGCAGCTTCAGAAATACGGGGCCGATTCCCTCGGAACGCCAACGCTCAAGCGTGGCTTCGCTGACTCCCCAGCGTTCGGCCAGTTGGCCTTGATTCAGATGTTTGACACTCACGATGCACTCCTTCTGGTTGTTGCGAATTCGTGAGGTCAGTTTCGAAGTCGGCCTGTGCGGGCGTCCGCCGCCGCCATGTACGGGCTGATGTACGGGCGCAGCTCCTGAGGGAAAAAGCGGAGCCCAGAAAGCAAAAAACCGCCCGAAGGCGGTTTTGCGTGCTCATGGATATTGGTGTTGGCTCATTCCAATTTGATGCCGTACCCAGCTTCGTCATGCTCGATGTAATCAAGCCATTGGCTGTTACCGCTGAAGATGCTCGGGACCCGTTTTCCGCGTGCGGCCTCGCGCGAACCGTGTGCCGCGACCAGGATGTCGCCAGCAGAAACTCGTTGGCGTCCATTCTCGAACTGCTCGACCAGATACTTCACCACTGCTGCCTGTTTAGGTCCGGTGACCGTCCAAGGAGCGATCGATCGAGTGGTGATGTGTAGCGTGCTGTTGAAATGATCGAATCTCACAACGGGCGAGCGCTCAATCGTTTCGCCTGGAGATGCGAGCAACAGTCGGTGGATCAAGTCGGTATCAACCACCGGGCTGGCGCTGTTCGGGCTTAACACGCTGTTGATCGGGATGAGCCGATAGTTCCTGGGTGGTCGCACTATCGCGGGCGGCGCAGACCCGGTGGTGAGAATGACGCCGGTGTCGGGCAGAGATGGTTGGTCCAAATGCCGGTATACGTCATCGATCGAATTCGCCATGCCTCGGGCCAGCCACGTATCGACATGGACTTGGCCGATGCGCATCTTCCCGAGATGCCAGAGGACACCATTGATGGCTGCGGTGGTGATACCGCGTCGTAGCGCCCGCGGGATGTCCATGAGATCTGCCAAGTAGTTCAGCAGCTTCGTGGCAGTGACTGCGCGGACGGCAGCCATCTCGGCGGAGATATATTTCACGCGAAAGGTTTCCGGGCAGCGGTAGCGGTACCTCCCAGGATCAGCGTCCTCCTCGATATCGACCAGGATTCGCTCGTCGCGGCAGGGTGCCGGGTAGCAACCCGCGTAGCCGACGCACTCAGTCCAGGCGGACAAATCATGGTCAGAAAGGCTCAGTGTGCGCGATAGGTCCCAGCCGGGAACGCCGTGGAGGCGCTGTCCGTCGCCGTCGGCAATCGGCTGCCCTGACTGCTCGAACAGGTCGATCAGTTCAAGCAGCGACTGCGTCTGCAAGGGCTTCGACGACATGGCCAATCTCCTTCACTAGATGCCATTTGGCGAGCAGGCGATCGCACAACGCCCGGTCCTTTTCCCGCTTCGTCTTGATGTTGCACTTGTTGTCGTCACGCAGGATCACGGTGATCGTCCGCGCGCGGTCCTTGCCGACCTTTTTCAGCTTGATGGACAGCTTGGCGTAGTTGAGGTGGTGATCGCGGAAGTCGAAGGCGGGACCGATCAACGACCGGGCGGCCGCATAGATGTCATCGACGTCCTTGGTCCAGATCTTCACCAGGAGCGACCGCCCATTTCCGGCGGCGTAACCGAGCTCGACGACCTTGACGAACGCTACCGGCTCGCCGGACAAGTCGAAATTTCGCAGCGCCGCCAAGCTCTGGTAGTCGTATTGCTTGAGCGGGATCTTCTCGCCGGTGATGGGCGATTGCAGCAGTGAGTCGGCCACGATGCGCGCCAATGCTTCCCGCCCCGCCGTATCTTTCGACAGCACCTCCAGGTGCCCATTGGCCGGCTCGTAAGTGATGTGCGAAGACACCGCCCTGATCACCTCCTGGGGCACCAGTTCGCTCGCCTGCACGCAGTCGATGATTTCCGGTGGGCGGTTGTGATGGATGCTGATCTGGTACAGATCCACGTCCTCGCCGGTCTGCGTGTCGGGCCGCAGACGCTTGAAGATCTGGATCGCGACCGCGTCATCGGAGCACCCGAGTTGCTGGGCGACGGTTTGGTGGAACGCCGCCTTGGCCGTCGCGTCGTCGAGTACCGCCAGGTTGGCAGGTGCCATGAAACCGGAGTAGCAGGAGGCGCTTTGCCGGAACACGTCGGCCTGGCGGGCGTTGACGGCCTCCTCGAAGATTACGGGCTCATTGACGTGCAGCCACAGCGCGCGCTGGTACTGGTTCGGGATCGCGGCGAAGGCTTCTCGGGCGGCGTCATCGAAGATGTCGTCCTTGAAGCCGTCGATGACGTCCTGACCGGCGCCATCCGACAACAGCACGATCCGTTCGGCCACTTCCTCGATCCGCTGCCGCTCACTCACCCCAAGGGCGGACAGCACGGCCTCCATCTGTTCACGCTGTTCTTTCTTGGGCTTCTTGGCGTCCACATCCGGCATGGCCAGACCGAATTCATCCACCATGAATTCACGGAACACCGCCGGCGGCAGGTGGCCCAGGAGCTTGCTCAGGTTTTCTGCATCGTTCATCTACATACCCCTCAAAGGTTTGGATCGGCTTGGTATCAGCCTCGACGGCCCCTTCTTCTTGTTGGGGTGTGCAGACCGATGGTGTTCGGTGTACCGAACGATTCAGATTGTCGCGGAGCGGTTAGGGGTTTGTCAAGCAGGTGCGAAATCGTTCGGCGTAGTGGTATTATTTTCGGATTGAAGCCAACAAATGAGGAAATACCGGTGCCATCGCCCCTGGGGGACAAGATCCGCGCATTGCGGAAGCAAAAGAGGCTCAGTCTGGAACAGTTGGCCGAACTGACCGACTCCAGCAAGAGCTACATCTGGGAACTGGAAAACAAAGACGATCCGAAACCGTCGGCCGAGAAGATCGGCAAGATTGCCGCCGTCCTCGAGGTCACCACGGAGTTCCTGCTGACCGAGTCGGCAACCACCCCGGACGAGGAAGTGCTCGATGAGGCCTTCTTCCGTAAGTACAAGAACATGTCCGAGCCGGACAAGAAGAAGATCCGCAAGATCCTCGATGCCTGGGAAGATGAATGACGGACGCGAAAAAGCCCATGGCCGAGGCCAACCGCATCTCGTCCATGCTCAACGCGGTGCTAGGTGCGGATCGCTTTCCGGTCAAGGTTGACGAACTGGCGCTGGAGTATTCCCGCCAGTGCTTCTCAGACTCGCCGATCGACAAGGTCCAGGGCGAGGATCTCGACGGTTTTGATGGCCTGCTGAAAGCCAACAAAGCGAAATCGAAGTGGCTGATCCTCTACAACAGCGCCACCCCGTCGGAGGGCCGCAAGCGCTTCACGATCGCGCATGAGTTCGGCCACTACATCCTGCACCGCCATCAGCAGGACCTGTTCGAGTGCGGCGACGACGATATCGAGACGGGTGACAACAACGAGCGCGACATCGAGGTCGAGGCGGATCTGTTCGCTTCGACCCTGCTGATGCCGCTGGACGACTTTCGGCGCCAGGTCGACGGGCAACCGATCAGCTTCGATCTGCTCGGCCACTGCGCCGACCGTTACGGGGTATCGCTGACGGCCGCCGCCTTGCGCTGGACCGAGATCGCTCCCAAGCGCGCCATACTGGTGGCCAGCCGTGACGATCACATGCTCTGGGCCAAGTCGAACAAGGCGGCGCTCAGGTCCGGCGCCTACTTCGCGACGCGCAAGAACACCATCGAGCTACCGCACGATGCGCTGGCGCGCAGCTACAACGCCTTTGACATGTGCGACAACCGGACGGGGCGCGCCCAGTCCTGGTTTGCCCGTGAACCTGCCAGCATGCCGGTCACGGAAATGACGCGCGTCGCGGGTCAGTACGACTACACACTGACCTTGCTACTGCTGCCCGAGGCCGAGTGGCAGGGAGCGCGGCACGATGATGAGGAACCGGAGGAAGACACTTACGACCGCTTCATCCGCAACGGCCAGTACCCGGTGCGATAGCTCATGGTGGATCGATCATGAGCGCCCACAAGTGGCAATTCGCTTCCCGTTTCCGCCGGCATGCATTTGGCTGGCGGTCCGATACGCCGGTGCAGCGGATCAAGGAGGCCGTATCGGAGATCAAGCAGGTCGCTCGCAAGGAGCCTGTGCTCGCGGCTGAAGGTGCCATTACCCTGCTGGAAAAACTCTCCCCGGCGCTGGAACAGGTGGACAGTTCATCGGGCGCACTGGGTTCGGCGGTCAACAAGGCCATCGATACCCTGGTGCCGATCATCATCAAGGCCGACGTCGAGCCGAAGCTGCGGCAACGCTGGCTGGAGCGGCTTTGGCAGGCGCTGCAGGATGATGAAATGCCCTACATCGAACTGCTGGGCGACTACTGGGGCGAACTGTGCGTGACGCCGGAACTGGCATCACGCTGGGCCGACGAGTTCATGCCCGTTGTTGAAAGCGTGTGGAGCCCGAATGCATCGGGGCATGGATTTTTCAAGGGTACCAGTGCTTGCCTGTCCGCGCTGTTCGCGGCGGGTCGCTATGACGAGTTGCTGGCCCTGATCGACAAGGCGCGGTTCAAATGGTGGCACGACCGGCGCTGGGGTGTACAGGCGCTGGCCGCGATGGGCAAGAAAGCCGACGCGATCCGCTATGCGGAAGAATCGCGCGGTCTCAATGATCCTGGCTGGCAGATCGCCCAGGCCTGCGAAGAGATCCTGTTGTCCTCCGGTTTGCACGACGAGGCCTACCGCCGCTATGCCATCGAGGCAAATCAGGGCGCAACGAACCTGACGACGTTTCGCGCCATCGCCAAGAAGTATCCCCACAAGCAGCCTGAAAAAATTCTGCGTGACCTTGTGTCCAGCACACCCGGTGCCGAGGGCAAATGGTTCGCTGCTGCGAAGGATGCGGGCCTGTTTGATGTGGCGATCGAACTGGCCACGCGCAGCCCGACCGATCCGCGCACGCTGACGCGCGCTGCCCGTGACTACGCCGAGAAGCAGCCAGCATTCGCGCTCGCCGCAGGTCTCGCGGCGTTGCGCTGGATTTCCATCGGGCATGGCTATGAGATCACCGGCGCGGATGTGCTCGATGCTTATGCGGCAGTCACGCAGGCGGCGGCGAACGAAGGCGTTCCAGTCCAGCAGGTCAACGAGCAGATCCGGGACATGATCGCCAGCACCCAACCCAGCAATTCGTTGATGAATACGATCCTCGCCCGTCATTTGTCGAACTAGCTGGGCCCCGCTTTTCGCAGCAATCCGCATCGGTTCGCACGACTGCGAAACTCCCTCATGGTGTCGGCGGCAGTCCATCCGGACAATTTCACTGCATGTGAGTTTGACGGAAAGGACCGCTACCCATGCATCAAATCAACCATCTACCGCCCGAGCGGATGACGCCGGAGCAGCGTCGCCACGAGATCGCGTCGTTGCTGGCCAACGGCCTGGCACGCATGCGGATCTATGGCGCGGAACAGTCCGCACACGTCGCCGAAGCGAGCGAGTTTGAGCTTGGCTTCTCTGGCAACCAGCGCGTTCATACAGACCCCGTCAACAAGACAAATACGGAGTCGAAATGATCACGCAAACACCATCGTTTTCCACGCCGCCATCGGTGGCGGCGCAGATCGCCAGGTTGCCCGAGATGCCGATGGCAGAGATCCGGGCGCTTTGGCAAAAGCTGGTCGGTGGCGACACGCCCACCCACAACCGCCAGTTCCTCGAACGCCGGATTGCCTACCGGCTGCAGGAGCTGGAGTTCCGCAAGGTCGACGCCAACCTACTGGATCGCAACCAGCGTCGCATCGAGTCTCTGGTCGAAACCGGCAAGGTGAAAAAACGCGACCGCGATTACCGTCCAGCCGCAGGCACGGTGCTGGTGCGGGAATACAAAGGCGTCGAGTACCGCGTGATCGCGACCGCCGACGGCCAGTATGACTTCCAGGGGCGCATGTTCCCGAGCCTCTCGATGATCGCACGCGAAATCACCGGCATGCGCTGGTCGGGGCCACTGTTCTTTGGGCTCAAGCCGCCATCCAATGCCAAGACCAAGCCCGCCACCAAGAAGAGAGGTGGACGATGAGCGAAGTCTTGAAGCGCCGCATGCGCTGCGCGGTCTATACGCGCAAGTCCACCGACGAAGGACTCGACCAGGAATACAACTCCATCGATGCCCAGCGCGACGCTGGTCACGCCTACATCGCCAGCCAGCGCGCCGAGGGCTGGATTCCAGTAGCCGACGACTACGACGATCCGGCCTTCTCCGGTGGCAACATGGAACGGCCGGCGCTGCGCCGCATGATGGCGGACATCGAGGCCGGCAAGATCGATGTGGTTGTCATCTACAAGATCGACCGCCTAACGCGCAGCTTGGCTGACTTCTCCAAGATGGTCGAAGTGTTCGAACGCTATGGTGTGTCGTTCGTGTCGGTCACCCAGCAATTCAACACGACGACCTCGATGGGCCGCTTGATGCTGAACATCCTGCTGTCCTTCGCCCAGTTCGAGCGCGAGGTCACCGGCGAACGCATCCGCGACAAGATCGCAGCCAGCAAGCGCAAGGGCATGTGGATGGGCGGCGTGCCACCACTGGGCTACGACGTCGAGAACCGCCGACTAGTGCCCAACGAACGCGAGGCCAAACTGATCCGGCACATATTCCAGCGCTTCGTTGAACTCGGCTCCAGTACGGCGCTGGTCAAGGAGCTGAAACTGGATGGCGTGACGTCGAAGGCGTGGACCACGCAAGACGGCAAGACCCGCGAGGGCAGACCGATCGACAAGGGCCACATCTACAAGCTCCTCAGCAACCGGACCTACCTTGGCGAGTTGCGGCACAAGGACCAGTGGTACCAGGCGGAGCACCCGCCCATCATCAGCCGCGAACTGTGGGATAGCGTCCACGCGATCCTGGCCACCAATGGCCGGGTGCGAGGCAACGCGACTCGGGCAACCGTGGCGTATCTGCTCAAGGGCATCGTGTTCGGCAACGATGGCCGGGCACTGTCGCCGTGGCACACGACCAAGAAGAATGGTCGTCGCTACCGCTACTACGTGCCTCAGCGCGACGCCAAGGAGCACGCGGGCGCCTCGGGCCTGCCGCGACTGCCGGCCGCTGAACTCGAGTCGGCGGTGCTCGACCAACTGCGCGCCATCCTGCGTTCCCCGAATCTCCTGGGTGAGATGTTGCCGCAGGCGATCAAGCTCGATCCGACCTTGGACGAGGCCAAGATCACCGTGGCCATGACCCGGCTCGACGCGATTTGGGATCAGCTGTTCCCGGCAGAACAGGCCCGGATCGTGAAGTTGCTGGTGGAGAAAGTCATCGTGTCACCCAACGATCTCGAAGTGCGACTGCGCGCCAACGGCATCGAACGCCTGGTGCTGGAACTGCGCCCCGAGCCGGTCAAGCAACAAGAGGAGGCGCTGGCATGAGCGACATCCGCATCCAGAAGACCGGTGAGCCGGACATCCTGCAGACCAGCGACGGCAGGCTGACCCTGTCCGTGCCGATCCAGATCAAGCGCCGCAGTGGCCGCAAGTTGGTCACTCTCCCGAACGGTGAGACTGCACCGGTCAGACCGTGGGACGTGGCGCCGACCTCCATCCAACTGGCGCTGGCCAGGGGCCACCGCTGGCTGGCCATGCTGGAATCAGGAGAGGCGAAGTCCTTGAAGGAGATCGCTACGCGGGAAGGAATCGACAACAGCTACGTAAGCCGGATGGTCAACCTGACCACGCTGGCACCCGACATCGTGGCGGCCATCTTGGACGACGCATTGCCGAACCACGTCACGCTGTTTGATCTGGCGGTTGATCCGCCGGCGCTGTGGGATGAGCAGCGGGAGCGACTGTGTTTGTGACCTCTCGTTCAAGGGGGCGGTTTACCCAAACCTGATGCCAAACAATCCACCGTCTTCGGTGGCATCCGTCAATCGCTTAGGCAGCACAAAGTCGTTAAGGTTGAAGCCTTCGATGGTCTCCTTAAAGGCGTCGTCTTCGTTCATTGTCACGATGTACTGAAAGCCAAGTTCCCGCGCGATCTCAGAGCCTAGACGTGTTGCCGCTGACCGAAAACTGACCCAGTAGAGGCTGTTCTGCCGACTGAAAACTGACCCAGGTGTTCAACTGCTTCTGCTCAATTTTTGAGCAGGAGAACACAGGGTGATCAGTATGGAAATGA